GTGGTTTGGCCTGCCGTTGCTCCGCTTACGCTGGCCACGTTAGCCATCTGGAATAGTCTAAAAGCATCTGAGCAGACAATATCGACATAACCGATCTCTTGGCCTGTTGGATAGTAATATCTGTAGGTATCAACATAGCCTGAGAATAGAAATTCTTGAGCAGTGGCAGTAGTAGCGGCAACTCGGATTTTTCTCAAGGGAGTTAAGAATCCAAAATAGGGGCTGGCAGTATTCTGTGGGTTGAAATAAGAATCAGGGTCTAATACTCGGACTGTGCATGAACCAGATTCGTAAGTATCGCGCATGATGTTACGGCCACGGCTGATCTTGATCGATCGCGTTACATCGCTGAGATCGACTGTAGGTGTAGGGACAGTAGAATCTCCAAATGCACTTGTGCCAATAATTCCATATCGATCGTCGCCAATGATAAAACCGAGGCCAAAGGTAGCGCCTTGGCTAAAGTCAAAGGTTACAGAGATAGTGGCAGGCAGGCTCATTAGATAGCGACCGCACCCTTAAATCCTGAACGATTGATAGAACTGAATGTGCCAGAGAGCGACTGATCTTGTTGTAATTCTGTGATCGCACCAGCCACGACATCTCCATCGAGATTGACTGTGACGTTGATAGTTGGATTGACGCCAGCAATTACTCCAGCACCTAAGCCACCCAGAGGGCCGACTTGACCATAAGAATTTTCAGGTACGTTAAAGTCAGGCATGACTCCACCACCACCAACGCTTGCGCCACCGCCTAGACTCAATGGGCCAGCTGATAAAGGAGCCAAGATAGGTGGATACCAATTAGCATAAGGATTAGGGGCTAATGGCGTAGCAAGTAATGCTGCTTTCAATTCGTTATTGCGCTGGACGGCTGCTTCTAGATCGGCAGACAACTTAGTTGCAAGAATGTCGTTCTTGTCTAAAAGGGCTAATTGCAATTCTAAAGATAGACGATCGGTTTCGCTAATCTTACCCTTGAGCGCAGCTGTGGCTCCAATGCGATCTAGGTCAAGCGTCTTCGATGCCTTGGTCAAGGCATTCTGCTTCTTCTGTGTATCGAGTGTCTTCTTCTGGAGTGAGGCTAATTCTTTGGCACGCTTGAGTGCATCGGCCTCAGCCTTTTTACGAGCTGCTGTATTTGGATCTATGTAGCCCGGACCTAACGCAGAAGATGGATAACCACCCATCCCCGGTCTATCACCTGCGCCTAATTTAGAAAGTGCCTCAAAGAGACGAATAAGAATGCCAGTATTAGGAAGGGCTCTGAGAATGGTTCCTTGATTTTGAGACAGAAAGTCAAGCCCAGGAATCTGTTTAATCTTATCAATTAGAACAGCGATGCCATAAATTGCATCGGCAGTATGAGTAGCAAAGGTAGCCATAGAATCAGCTAAAGGTTGAATAGTGTTACCTTCACCTGCGAGTAATGAGAGACTATCGACTAGACCCTTACCTATGGTTTCTTGAGCCTCGCCAGCGGCCGTGGTAAGCAATTCCATCTTGCCAGCATAAGTCGTAAGGTAGGCCGCATTAGCGCCAGTAAATTGCTTACTGAGTTTGTCTTGGACGTCTGCAAAACTTATCGTCTTTAATTCTGCTTGTGTAAGCCCTAGAGAATACTTGCGAAGACCTCGTGTCTGACCGACATAAGCCATGGTGAGGTCTTTGACTACAGTCTCGAAATCAACCCCAGAACCTCGTGAGATGTCTAGGGCTTGAGTAAGTAATTCTGTTGACTTGGTGACTGAGCCAGTAGTCTGTAAAAGTTTCTGCATCGATGGACGAAGCTGATCGTCGGTGACGCCAGAGGCTCTAGATAGTTGAGAAATAAACTCTTCAATGCGTGGAGTCTCAAAGGCTAAACCTAGGTTCTTAACTGCCTGGGCTAATTGGGTTGCAGCCTTCTCGTCTTCCATGAATGCCTTGGAAGCATTTTTGGCGAACCTAAGAAGTTGCTGGGCACCAAATACTCCTGCAAGGGTCTTGCCTAGTTTTTTAACGCTTTTGTCTAAAGCGGTAGTAGCCTTACCAGCGTCCTTAAAACCTTTGCCTACGAACTCGGAGGCAATCCGAATCCTTACTCCCGGATCAGCCATTAATCTTTCTTTCTGCTAGTCGTGAAATCTTTTCGACCGATTTAAGAATAGCGGCATTTACTCTGCCTTCATCTTTAGCCCACGCTTTGCGGATGCCTCGTCCGTAGCCTTGGGAGGATTGAACTCCGACTCCGATGCCGGCAATAAATTGTGAACCTGCATTAGGGTTATTAGATCGAGATTGATTCTTAGATAATCTAGTCTTGCCAGATCCAGTCTTAGGGCCAACCCATGATTGAGGCTTACGAGCGCTTTCCCAAATTGCACCCATTGGGGTTCTGTTTATCAATTGAACCAGAGACTTAAAACCTTGATTATTAGTGCGACTGGGAGCGATCGAGTATGTGATACCACGGCGTATTTCTGCACTATCAAAGCTCCAGAATCGCTCTGATTTCTGCCAACCTCTCAAAGGCGAGGATGTTGGAACATAACCCCTAGCTTGAGCAACTATAGGCTTTAGGGCATCACGCATTTCTGTTTGAACTTCTTTAAGAAGATCCGGGCTATATTCTTTCAAGACCTTACGAGCTTTAACTACGCCGCTTACTTCTGTAGGCATCCTGTTGCTCCTTCGCTCGGTCTTTCAACGCTTTCAGTAACATTTGAAGCATTGATGAATCTAAATCAATTAAAGATTGTGGAGGGATAGCCGTCTCAATGCTCAAGCGAGCGATGAGATAGTGGATGCTATCCCTGCCTAGGCCAAAGGGTCAGACTCAGCAACCTCTACACTCTTAAGAGTTTCGAGAAAGTCTGGGCCGAATGGCTTGACTGTGGTTCCACTTAACCTAAGGCCTTCCCATGCCAACCAATAGACATCTGATTGCTTTTCATCATCGCGAAACGCTTTGTGAAATCCCTTTTTAGCATATAGCTCGAACGCGTACTCCAGTCGAGGGGTAATCTCGATCTCGGTAACGCTGTTGTCCGCTAGTGTGACTATTAACTTTGCCATGCTGTGCCCCTTTGTTTAGTTTCTTAGAATGTACCTGTTGTGGCAACTGCGATAGTACCAGAGACGTTGAAGGTGAGGCTCTGTGTTGAGAGATCGCCTACTGCGCCGTTGATGTCTGTCGTGTTGTTGATAAGGCAAGTCATTGTGTAGAGAGGGTTAGTCGCAGATACTGCGGTTCCCTTTTCCTGGAGTAGAACGATTGTGACGTTTGTTCCCCATGCTGCCTGAAGTGTTGCAAGTACGTTCGCTGCTGCTGTGTCGTTAAGGAAATCGATTGTGACCGATGATGCCTCTAGACCCTTGACGAATTTATGGCCTGAGTCACCCATTGCGGTTACTTCAAGCTCATCGAATGCGCGGTTAAGTGTTACTGCGGTAACGTGATCTGATAGATCGACTGAGTTAACCTTCACGCCGACCTTGTTGCTCATAAATACAGCCATGAGATTATTCCTCGTCTTTCTTAGTAGTTACTGGCTTTGGTGTTGATGGTGCTACCTGCCCGATTTTCTTCAGGAAGGCTTCTTGCTCTTTTTCCCACTCGGACATTTTAGCTCCAACTCGTTAGGACTGAGATATTGATATTGCATGTAAGTAGATCACCGGACGCGGCACTCAGCACGGCTGGAGCCGATACCTCTGTGACGTTGTAGGTGTAGGTCGATGCAGCGAGCAGGTTGAAAACCCGAACGATGTTATCTTCCATCCCGTTAAGGTTGCCTTCATTATCGAGCAAGGGAACCATGACGGAAATAACGAAATTGGCCATAGGCGAGATCGATGCATGCCAGCCGTTAGATGGCGAGATGTAAGGATCTGCTGGCGCTACGATCACGCTGTTAGCGATCGGTGTTGCAGGTGGGAATGAAAATACCGAATAAAGTGAATTGTCTGTGAGTGCTGAGGCTATGCCTGCGCGGAGTGTTGAGATGGCGGCCATTAGCCCACCATCGATCTCGGATCAAGATAAGGTGCTAGAAGGCCACGCACACGCGCTAGGAGTGTGTTACCCATGCGGTATGGGCTTGGCTGATAGCCATCGATGGTGACTCCACCAGATGAAGGAGCTTGGCGTGACTGCCAGACGTCGATCGAAATCATAAGAGCAGCTTCTTGAATTGCTGGAATGGTTGAATAGTCTGTGTAGGTCTCAACCGCTGCGATGCCAAAAGGCTCAACTGTGTGGCGAGGATTATCGCTAGTGTGAGTCGTGGTTATGTTAAATGATCGAGTATCTACGCCTGTAATTGTCTTTGTGCCGTTGTATTTTGTACCAGCACCAGAAATAACTACAGATTGTCCAACGTAAAAAACATCGCGAATGTTTTGGTCAAAGTAGAGAGTGCCGACTGTTCCAGTATTTCCGTGAGCCACGATGTATTGCTGGTTCTTCCATAGAAAGGGCAAGAGTACGTTATCTGCGGTGTCGCAGACAGATTGCAGGACTGAATCAGCGTAGAGAGTACCAACGCCTAGGGCGGTGCGTAACTCTGCAACTGTGGTCAATGCCATGCTCTTATCCTTTCTAAAGACTGGTGGGGTAGAAGGGCACTACCCCACCAGCGACTTAAGGGTGGCTTACGCCTTGTTGTTCTTGAATGCGCCTGCGCCGACCTTGGTAGCGATTGCTCCGAAGCCGTAGTAGCCGATTGTTACCTGACCTGCGGCTGTTGACTCAGCGCGTAGGCGGTATGTTGGTGACTCGTACCATGTGTACGCATCTGGGTTAACGATGAGGATTGTTCCGTCGCCATCGCCGCCGTTTGTTGGATCAACGTAAAGGTTGAGTCCGGCAACGTTACCTGTGAGTGAAGTTGGAGCAACTGCTCCGCCTGCGTTCATTGGTTGTGACGCTGTGTAGATAGGGCGTCCAGCATCGTTAAGAGACATAATGTTTGACCACTGTCCTGTTGATACGACCATGTTGCGAGCAAATGGATTTGGAAGTCCTGCGGTTGCTCCGTAAACAGATGCTGATCCGCGAGCAACAATTCCGAGAAGCTCGGCTGCTGTTGGGTAAGTTACTGTTGTTGTTGCATCTGCAGTTGCGCCTGAGATAAGTGCAGCGTTTACTGCTGAGTTAGTTGCCTTTGCGTAAGCTGCTGCCATGTTGCGGACGAGCTCATCGAAGAATGCTGGAGATGTGCGATCTAGCAATTCAACTGAGAATGTCTGCTGTCCAGCGTACTTCTGTACTGTTACTGAAAGGAAGCTTGAGTTCTGATCTGTGTCGCTGAATGCGTCGCCTTCTGGCTCGATTGCAACTGTTGGCATCTGTGTGATCTTTGGGATCTCGAAAGTCATACCGGCATCTGGAAGCACTCCACGAGAGATTGCATCGATTGATGGACGGATTGTTGTTCCGAGTGGGTTGATGATCTCAGAAAGTTGACGTGTTGGTACAAGACCAGCGTTATCTGAGGTATCTGCCGCTGCTGCGATCCATTGACGAGCTGCGTCGTCTCCGAGTGCTGCGCGGATTGTGTTCTCTGCATACTTTGCAGCTGTTACTTCAATGCGTGGCTTTGTGTAAGCCATTGCTGTTACAGCAGGGCGAGCAGCTTCAACTGCGGC